TATGGAACAGCGACACCATTAAATTGAAATGTATTAAGTAGAGAAGGTATAGATGTAATATATTTATGGGCAAGAGGATCGTGAGACCCTGATCCCATAATATCATTCATAAGAGCTAATTCTTGTTTGGGATCACATGTTAACTTAAAAGCAGTGTCTCTACCAATTATGGTAGCTCCATTACTAAAGGTAACTTGTTTTGCAAACGATGGTGGTGATACATTTGTTGGTTTAGAAAAACCAAACATAAGCGCTATTTGAGCTATTGCTGTAGCAGCGATTTGTGTTGCTTTAGCAAAAGTTGAAATAACGGGTACATCTGATAGTTTTTCAGCGATATTTGATATAACAGTAGCAGTAGAACTAACTGGATTAGTTAGAAATTCTGATTCAGCAGTAACGGTTATTCGAGTATTTGTAGGTGTGGATAATTCTACATCTTCCATCCAACCATAGATAGTTAATGATAATGTTGAAGTATCAGTAGGTGATTGAGAATGAAATTGACCTAAAGATGTAATAAATATTTCACCCATAGAACTAAAATCAGGATAACCATCAATATTACCAAGAACTGAAGCACTATCTTGATCATAGAGTCTCAGAGAGTTTTGGGGTGATATAAATGGAATATCAAGTTGTACATCATCATCTTGTCCAGGATTAACATAGCACAAAGTAGGACTTTGACTAAGATAATTCTGTCGAAATTGTCTTTTCTGCTCAGTTAATGGACTTAAACCTTTATGAACTAAATAATTTCTATTTGTTGAACTCAAAGGTTGATGACTGACTAGAAGTGAACCATAATGAAACTTAGATGAAGATATACTAAATCTTAATTTCAAATTACCTCTAAAATATGAATAATGTGCCAACTTATTACGAACAGATGGTAATCTAGACCAAATGTCATAAGGATTAAGAACATAATCTATATTAGAATTTAGATTTAAATTTCTAACATCAATAAGAACAGGTCGCTTAAAGAAATCATCCAAGTAAAGTTTATCATCTAATGCAGATGAAATTACTTTACTGGTTGAATTTCCAAGAACTAATGCGCTATTAGTGTCAGAATGATTTTCTAATTCGAGAGATTCTGCTTGAACGTATGTGATTATAAAACCTTTCTTGTTTTCAACCAAAGATTTACGGGTAAATTCATTTAGTTGTGTAGAGAAATATTTCATATCATCATAATAATGTTGCGAAGTTAGGGGTCCAGTACGAAGATCTTTTCTATTAATTAAATCCTCAGCTTTCATCTTAAAATGAGGGCTGAGTGTTAAATCAATAGGAGGATCCGTAGAATCAGATTCAGCAACTACATAGGTTCTCTCGAGAATTGAAATTAAGCTAGATAAATTATCAGTAGTTGTTTGAAGAATATCAGTTGTTCTTGATAATTTATCAATAGCATTTTCAAAATCAGCGTGAGCTGCTTTACGTAGTTTTTGATGGAAGGGGGTTGCTGAATGGTTACAGCAATGTGAAGCCATACGGTGTTCACACTTTGGATAAATTGTGGTTTTTGCAATTCGAATTACATTCTTGTAATCACTGAATTAGGTGATTACGAACGCAAACCAACACATTTGTCTTTTGAAATGGGTACGCCATAACAAGGCACTAATTGTGTCATAATAAGCTTAAATAAGCCTCCTCTTATAACAGTGTTTCCTGTAAATATTCATCTTATGGTTTGATAAAGTGATTGAATATTCAGTATATTTGGCACTGAGTGTTATCTTTTATAAGTAAAAGATAGTAAAACTAATTTTGACTATATTTATCCAATAAGGTATCCCAAGTTTTAAACAAGGGCTCCAAATCAGATATACTGAACCTAGTCAAGTCAGTTAATTTGTTTATGATTTTACACCTATAAGTATCATAAGTACTTTGTTCGTCACAATGGAAAAATAATTCATTAAGAGCGCTCATACTCGTTTGTACTATTTGATCTTCAGATGAAATTTCTTTAGATGGTAAGTAGTAACATAAGCTTTTCATAATAGAATCTTTATCTAATGGTGCGACAATTCGTTTCATTAACGTGTGATATCTAAAAGTACGTTTCAAGAAAGAAATATCCTCAATTTTGACGAACTTTTCGGTTTGCTCTTTTTTATCTGACGTTGTAAATGTCATGTAGTAAACTTCTCTAACAAATTTCTCATATGTGATATTATTAAAATAAGGTGCTAACTCATCTTTGACTCCACATAACATATCGTCTCCGTAAGTTATTGGTAAAAGAAGGTCATCAAAATCACGTACATTAAATTTAGTAGTTAAATTAAGTGCATTTTCATAACCAAGAGGTGTGCACATTACTGTAAAAGCATATCTCAATAAAATAACACCTCTTAGAGAATTGTCTTCGGCAGTGGCATACTTACCTGATGGTTGAAAACCAGGTGGAGTAAACACTGTACCATTTAATACAACTGTAGGAAATAGATTTTCAGTTAAAATTCCTTTAACAATTTGTAATGAATGATCATTGTAACCTAGTTTTTTCAAAACAGTATAAACAACAGAGTTAGACATAAAACCTATACCTATTGGCATACTTGTATCATATCCGCCATAATCTCCTTCCATGATATTAGATGAAAAATTCTTTAAAGTATTATACATTTTGTCGACTTCATCAGAATGCATATTAATACCAATTTTAGTACTAAAATATCACGATGTTCACACATCATACTATAAAAAGG